CTTCTGCGAACACACCTAAGTTCTCCTTAATCTTCACACCAAAGATAGCACCAAAGTCATAGTCATGCCAACTATGCCACATCGCGTCTTTAAATTCAAATTCATTTGGTTCACCACCTTCTTCTAAATGTGTTTGATAATGTGCTCCGTTATGATACGAGTATTTATCATGTCCGAAATGATATGGTAACCAGTTACCCCAAGCATGTAACCACCAATAATCATCATAATGATAAAAATCAGCTCCCAATACTATTGAAGTTTCTCTCTGATATCCTATTTCTTGTTTAACACCACCAATATATTTTTCTAACATTCTTGGAAAGTGATATAAGAAATATTCTCTATCTGTATATGCAAATATTTTACCATTTTGGTCTCTCCACAACCAATCAACACCGAGAAATCTACCATCATCATTCCAAAAAGGACCACCACCTTCTATTGGTCTTAACTCACCAGTTATAGGATCTATTTCATATAGTTGAATGTCTTGGTCAATATTACCATTACCATCATTATGGTATTCTTCAGTAAACCAAGCGTTATCATCAATACCAAAGGCATCTTCTGCAAAATTCCACCAAGAACCTTTGTACCAAGTTGTATCTAAAACCATAGCGTCAAATCCATATACAGGATGTTGTCTATGCTTTACACCAATACTTAAATTTATTTTGTCATCTACAATAGGTGGTGTCCATTTAAATCTTAATTCACCTTGACCATATTCAAGTTCTTCCAATCCTAACTCTGTCCAACCTATTTTAGCCATCCACCAATCACTTGTATATCTTACCCAATACTCTTGATTTAAATATTCGTTACCCCATTGACGACCTTCCGACCATTTAATCAAATACTCCCATCCTTGAACAGGACCAAATGTAGCACTTTCGTTAGCATTTGATTCTGAACCATCATACCAAGTTCCACCAACACCAGCATTTTTAACTCCTCGTTTTGGTTCATAATTAAATCTACCAATTTTTCTTAATCCAAATGATGTTTGAAAATCAGGTTTTAATTCTCTTTCGGTTCTACCGACTTGTAATTGTCCTGTACTCAATCCACCTATAATAGCAAACCTATCATCTTGGTGTCTTGGTGCATTCAAACTGAAACTTGCGTATGCAGTCGAATACTTAAAAAATTTCCAAAGTTCATTTTCGGCTGATAATAAATTTACACTAATTAACAGACCAATCAATAATTTTTTCATTTATATCTCCATATTGCTAGCGTTACTTAACAATTATAAATATCACAATACTTATTTTTTTGAATATTTAGATAAATCAAGATTAGCTAATGGTTTTTCTATTTTCAAATCTTTCAACTTTGAATTTGCCACTACTAACTTTGAACCACCGACAACTTTACCATCAATTACATGATAGATAAAGAATACAGTTTTCCACATACTCACTCTTACTATTCTTCCTGGTTCTCCATCAACTTCAACGACATCATCTTCGTTGTAATCATTACCCAAAAAGACCATGAAACCATCTACTGCCTCTCTTATGGTATTTTGAAAGATGAGTGTTATTACACCCACAATAAATAACCAACCATATTGTCCTATCAACCCCTCGACAAGACCTTGTGTTTGGTTGTCCACGATTATTCTCCTATTTTAGTTTTTCTTTCTTCCTTTATTTCCTTTACCTCCGTGATGTCGACCTTTACCACCCCCATCGTTACGAGTTTTAGGTTTGGTATATTCACCACTTTTTTTACCTTTACTAATACCATAATATCTTCTCTTTGGAACATCAATATGATATCTGTAATTTGTTGTAGATTTATTCCACCAGTAATCATTGTACCAAGAATATCCTAATCCTCTACCAAAGTACCTATCTTGGTAAATTATATAATATTCAGCACTAACTTTAGTGCTATCATTTGGAATAATTGGTTTCGCATCGTCTAATGCATCAGATATACCTAATCCGATTGCAATACCGATTAATAATTCGAGTAATCCTATCATACTACTCCTTTCTGAGACTATTAGTCTCTTTTATTCTGTAATAAATATAATATATACGAGGGAATTACGAGTCAAATCGTACTAAAAATGAATATGGTAAATCGTTATCCTTTTTGATTGGATTAGAGAGTTTTGCTATAGCCATTAATTCATTTGTATCGTTATACAACCCTATTGTGGTTACATAAGCTCCAAACTCTGAGTGAGTTGTAAAATTTTGATATTCTGTTCCTGCACCATAACTTGTTTTATATGAACTTGTTGCTGGTGGCATTATTAAATTAATAGTATTATCGTATTGTGGGTTTTCCATATTACCATCATAAATATATTGAGCATCCACAGGAATTTGAATACTACCACTTCTACCAACAACTACACTTGGATTGGTAGTAGCGTTTAATTGATATTCTCCAATGTTACATAAGTATGAATACTCATATGATGTTTTGGTTGCTTGAAATTCTATCTCCCAACCATCTGTTCCTGTACCAAGACCAGCTGAAGTATATCTTGAACCAGTATTTGTTAATGCAACAATTCCGTGTTCATAAAATATATTTCCTATACAACTTCCACTACCTTGTGCAGTAAGTGTTCCTGCTGCAAAACTTGACGAAAAATTAAAATCATATATCTGTCCATATCCATCATCTCTTAAATCAACTGTTACAGCACTGCTATCGTCTGTCATTCTAAATGAATATGGTTTTACTTCTTCACCAAAATACTTTTGTGGGATTGTAATTACATTTACCGAATCGTGTAGTTCTCTTGGAACTACTGAACCCCAATCTTCTCTATTGTACGGATATTTTCTACTCCAATTACCACCACTATACAATGGAAATCTGGCAACTTCTGATTTAGGATTAGGAATGGTATCATATTGATAATAACAATTTCTTATTTGGTAATACAAAGGAATTTTAAAAAAAGTTCCATTACTATACCAAGTATCATAAGGTTTACCAAGACTTTTAGATTCTGCATTATAAACACCGAAACTTTGAGATGCTGCAGAACCTGTTAGAAAGTTATGGAAACTTCCACTTAATCCTTCAAGACCAAAAACACCACTACCACTATCTTTATTTGTGAAAGTGAATTTTTTATAAGTCTTGAATTCTTTTACCGTTCTATCGTCTGGAGATATATCCTTAAACATTAGAATCTCCTTTAATAATCAAGTCTTACTTTGATAAGTGCTTCTGTATTTGGATCTTTTTTGAAAGGTTTAGATAATTTAGCAACTGCAAGTAATTCATTATTATCATTATATAGACCAACCGTAGTAATATAAACATTTGGTTCTGAAATAAAAGAACTATTTACTAACTCCGCAGCTGAACCACTTGTAAAGGATGGATTTTGACTATGATTGAATTCACCTGCTCTTATATCACAAAAATAAAACGAACTTCTTTTTTGTTCTTCTCTACGGGCTGAAAAATATGAACCACTTTTTATTGAATTAAATAATTTTCTATGATTAAAATCATTAGTAGCTGTACTTGTTCCTTTTGGTCGAATATATGTTGAAGCTGCTACATCTGCAGAACCTAAAGCGTTAGGATTCAAAAGGAAAATACCCATTTCAGGATAGAATAAACCATATGAACCTGAGTTGGTTGCTGTTGCTGTTGCCGTTGAGGTTGTATGAATACCATTTGCTATTGAACCACTTACAATATTAAACTCTCTTTTTGTATTTCCAAGTGCTGGATTAGTATTTGCTCCACTATCGTCAATTAACTGAACCGCAGAAGAAGTAGGTGAACCTCCTGGCCCATCACTACCACTTGCTAAATGTAATTCCCAATTACCTGGATCAACCTTTTCCCTATAACGAGCTCTGTTTAATACTATCGCGTAAAAATCATCACTTAGATATCCACCAAAATTAAATTTAGTAGATTCTGGTGGTAATAATACTTGTCTGAATTGTGAATAAATACCCTTAGTTGGATTAGATGTTCCAGCAGTTGTTGATGATTCAGAACCAGAACCATTGATGTGACCATAAGTTACAGAAAATTGAGTTTCTAAACTATCATCTGTTGTGGTATAGATATCATTGTAATACTTTCCATTATTACTATTTTGTGTAGAACCAGTAAAAAAAGTAGTTATAGTTCCAACTGCATCTGACCACAATGGTTCGGCTACGGTTGTGTATAAATTTTCTACCTTTTGTTTTTGGTCAAAAATTTTAAAAGCCATCTATTGTCTCCGTTCCTAAAAGTCTAATCGCACTTTAATTACTGCTTCTCTATCTCTCGATTTTAATAAAGGTTGACTTAGTTTTGCAACTGCCAATAATTCATTATTATCATTATACAGACCAACCGTAGTTATGTATGATTTAGGATCTTGAATGAAAGTTGTATTGGTTAATTCTGCACTTGTTCCTTGATAATAAGTTGGATTCTGACTGAAGTTATATTCATCAGATTTTACCCTACAAAAGTAATGTGAAGATTTTATCTGTTCTTCTCGTCTTGCTTGAAACTTACCACCACGAACAATCGCGTTGAATAATTTTAAAGCGTTATCGTCATTCGCATTTGTACTTCTTTCTGTTCCAATATTTACCCCATAAGAATCATCTAACCTATGAGCGTTTAAGACGATGACTCCCAATTCAGGATAAAAAAGTCCATACGAACCACTTGCATCAGGTTCATCTGTTGCTGCTGTATTAGTAACAGAATTACCACTTTGGATTGAACCACTAATCACATTAAAAACTCTTTTGGATGCATTTACAGAAGAATCTGCAGTTGCTCCACTATCATCAATTAGTTTGATGAGGTTGTCACCAGCTGCTAATTCTGCATTTCCACTACCACTTATGTGTAATTCCCAATTGCCTGGATCAATCTTTTCTCTATATCGAGCTCGATTAACAGATATAAAATATGCATCTTTAAATACGGTCGAGTTGTCATCAGGAAATAAAAATTTTGAATCACTTGATGCATTTCTGACAGCTACATTTCTAAATTGTCTGAATATCGCCTTGGATGGATTATTTCCAGTTGAGGTGTTTAGAGAACCACTTCCGTCAAAATGACCATATGCTACGGAAAACTGAACTTCTCTTGTTGAGTCTGTTCCAACTTTGTCGTATACATCGTAATAGTAATTACCACTACTACCACTCTGAGTAGAACCCGTGTAAAAAGCGGTTAGGGTTGCAGAACCACCTGACCATACTGGCGAAGATATGGTACTTGGGATATTTGTTCTTTTATCCTCTCCCGCTAATGCTGTAAAAAAATTTGTTGTTTCGCTCATTATATTCTCCTATATGTATAAATATACATTTAATGTATTCTCGTTAAATTTTATGGATTAAACCCACCTGCTCCACCTGTCATTACTCCTGGTGGGGGTCCTGTCAATGTTTGTTGATTGTTATTAGGATTCTGTTGTTGCTGCTGTTGCTGCTGTTGCTGTTGTTGCTGTTGTTGTTGCTGCTGTTGCTGCTGGTTTACAAATCCAGGAGGAGGACCATCATTCGCACTAAATCCCGGTGGTGGATCTTGTATATTTTGTTGTTGGGTTGGCATAGTTGCAACTATTACTGCAGAACTCACATCAGTTCCATTTTCATTTGTTACAGTTAATGTTACTTCCCACGCACCTGCCTGAAATGTGTGTGTTGGATTTGCATCAGTAGAAGTTCCACCATCACCAAAGTTCCAAAGATATGATAATCCGTCTCCTTGTGATGTATTAGAAAAACTAATAGTAACTGGTGCTATATTTTGTGTTACTGGCATCTATTTTCTCCTTATATTCCTTCACCTTGTACTTGATAATTAAAATTTGCAGTAGGTGGTAATCCTGGTATCGAACCTTGATTATCCACTTGAAATACAAAATCTGCTACTGGTGGATTATTACTATCGTACATATCTACTAAGTTATCGTGACTTAGTATAAATTCATATTCTTCAATTTCGTCAATATTATCAGTTTGAGGTGCCAATATAAATATATCACCTCGTCCTTCCAATCTTATTTGATCTGGAATATTTGATATTTGACTTTGTAATGCTACAGGTGGTGTTACTCTTTTAATAACACTATTCATTATTTCCTGCTCATTAACAAATGATTCGAGGATAGGTGCATTTTCAATTACCCTACCTCTTAAATTTTCTGGTTGAGATTCATCGTATAAAGAGTAATCTATCTCATCATCTCCCAACGCATATTTGGTGATTATATAATCTCCTGTTGTATTACCCGAAAGTGCATCAGCTAAAAGTTCTCTACCTCTTTTGGTAAAATGTGCCGTTACGGTTTTTGTTGATTTATCTAAATATCCCATATTATTTTTCCATATTTAGAACACCATCGTCTATCCCATCAAATGCTGGATTTATCTGATAATCAAATCCTGCAGTTGGTCCTGGTGAAGCTACTGCTGGTGGATTATATGGTAATGGTGCATTACCTTGGTCAACAAGTAATTGAATAACATGGGTTGCCCCACTCGATAATCCAGTAACTCTAATCGTACCTTCTCTTGTTATTTGAACTTCTTTTGCCTTTAATGTTATTGATGAGGCTTCAAGTTTTTTTGGTAATCCAATACCATCTTTACCTGTTTGATTTACTGATACTTTACCCATTTTCTAAAACCTTATTTTTAAATATAAAGTATTTCATAATTTCACTATCTGTTGGTGTTCTCCAATTAACATTTGGTTCAAATACTGGTTGATTATCAATAATTTGACCATCTAAACTTTCATCATTCCACAAACCATAATCTATTTCGTCATCTGATAATGCAAACTTTGTGATGACGTGCTCATTATTTTGATTCTCACCAAAGACAGCTTTTCTCAAATAATCTCTACCCTTGTTTGTTAATACTGCGTCTAATACTAATTCATCTTTAGCTATAAAGCCCATAATAATTCCTATGTTGGTGAGTTATTAACATAATTTACTTTAACAGGAACAACAAATATTGCTCCTGACATCTGACCAGTTATAATAATTGAAGTCTCCCTCGATGTTCCAACCGTTCCGATTGCAGTTCTAATTGTTGCCACCCTACCGACAACCTTTTTAGATAACCTTCCACTTTCTTCGTTAAATAGTGCACCAACATTAAAGTTTAAGTTATCTCCTTGACCTACCCCAATATCAATAACATTTTTATTCAAGACCAAAAAACTATAATCTTCAGCTGAAAACGCACCATTTGCACCTTGTGTAGTTGGATTCAATACATGATCCTCAACCGACCACGGGTTAGTTGTTTCAGTTTCGTTATATCCAGTAACTAACGCATTATCACCAAGTAAGGATGGTGGTGTTACATTTGCAATATATGGTAATGCTTTAGTTCCAACTGGCATCGTGAATAATTTATATTTCATCACCACTTCAGGATCAACACAAGGTTCTAACATAGGAGTACTTTCTAACACAGCACCGTAGTAATCATTACCGAGTGGATGTGCCCTATCCCATAAAGTATAGTCTATCTCATCGTCTGATATTGCAAATTTTGTAATGTTAAATTTACCATCACTTTTTGCAAGGTATTGTCTACCTTTCTTGGTCAATACAGCGTTTAAGATAGTAGAAGTATTATTTATAAATCCCATTGTGTTTTATCCTTTATGATAATGTAATTGTTATATCAAATTCTATTATCGCTCCTGATTGTTCACCCATGACTATTATTGAAGTATGAGTGTTTGCAGAAATATTTTTTGGGTAAACTCTTAAATTGGTTAATCCACCACTTGGTCCAGGAACTCTTAAATTTGCTCCCTGCTCTTTTACACATCCTGATATAGTCTGTGATATATGCTGAACATTATCTACAAATGGCACCCATTTCATATCGTTTTCTGATAAGGTTGCTCCTGTTCCTTGAGTCAATACTTGATTTTGATATACAGGTTGAGGAGCTCCATCTACTCCACCACCAGTTGTTCCAACTTGAACCGAATCAAATGTAGGTGCTAATATAGCAACACTTGAATCCAACAAGGTTACGGTGTATGTTTCACCTTGTAGTGCTGTAAAGTCTAAATTACCATCATCTAAGTTACTAACTCTGTCTATTTTTATACCTGATCCACCATCTACACCACCACCAAGTTTTGTAGTAACATTTGTTTGTGGTTCAACTATTACTCTGTTAGCGTTATCATTACCCGGACTAGCATAATATTTTAGTGCTGCTAAATTATTTGCCGTTTGACCACCATCCAGTAATTTAACCATTGCTCGTGTTCCATCTTGACGCGTTACGAGCTTGTATTTCATAATCTCAGAAGGATCGTTGAAGGGTTCAAGTGCTGGTAAATTATCAATAGCTGCCCCATAGAAATCTGTACCACTTGTATGTGTGGTATCCCATAGAGCATAGTCTATCTCATCATCACCTAACGCAAATTTACTAACTTCGAAATCTCCACCACTTGACAAAATCTCTCGACCTTTCTTTGTCAAAATGGCGTCTAAGACACGCGTTGTATTATTTAAATATCCCATTGTTTTTTCTCCTATGTCACGGAATTATATTTTTTTATAAGATTCGATAATATAACTAATTATTGTTCACTTATAAATATAATCCTTTTTAATTTTTATCATTATTTGTTTTTAACTTCCATTTTTGTACTAGCTTTATCACCACTTACTAATTTTGTAGGTGATACGAGGAATGTATCAAATGCTGGTGAATTCTCATCATAATCACTTTTTGGATCTACTACCGTAGTTGCATCTGTCTGAACACATCCTGTATAGAATAATCTATTAGTTCCTACTGCCTCGTCCCATCTGTTATCTAAATCTGATAATACAAAACTTGATGAATAAGGTTTATGTAGAGATGCACTTAACGAAGATGAATAATGAAACATTGTTTCTAAATTATTCAATGAGTCTACATTAGTTTCAATTCTTGGTTGTACAACTTCTTCAAATATTACCTTTACACTACCTGCTTCTATTGTTGAACCATTAAAATCGTTTCCAAACCAACCGCTATCATCTTTATCTCCTATACCGAATATTGCTGGTCGTTCTAATATATGTTTTAATACAAATGAACCTGTTCCAGCTGCTATTTCTGAAAATGTATTACTTGGTGCATTAAACGATACGAACTCCCCACTTATTATAATACCAGATCCAGTTTCTTGAGTATTGTTATTAATTCTAAAAGGATCACGAAGATTTATAGGTGCAGTATTTAATCCCCAAGGTGTTACATCTTCAGCTGATGCTGATATAAATCCTCTTGGTTCTGAACCACTAAGTTGTGTATAGTAATTAACTCTAAACGGGTCTGTATAAGTTAGATTTGCTTCAAACGCTTCATATTTTGCAGAAGAAGAAATATAAGAACCAGTTACCATTTTATGTTTGTTGATTCCATATGGATTAGACCAATTTATTTTATCTTCAAAGTTTTTAAATTCACCACTCTCTGAAACACTATTTCCAACCTCAATCAATGTAACATGATGTTGTGTTTCAAACGAAGGTTCTTTTCCAATAATAATTTTATCTCGTTCAAAAATGGTAGGTTCTATCAATATACCAACTGTAGCATTTGCTCGAGCTGGAACTAAAGTATGAACTTGTTTATATAATGAGGCGTCATAATACTTTAACAACCTTAAATAATCCCAAAAGTTATTAGGTCCTGAATATTTCTTCCAATATAAATTTCTAGCAGTTTGTAATCCTGTATAGTTTTCTTTATATTGGTCTCTTGGATCACCAATGTATTGGTCAAAATCTATATTAGGAAAGGAAGATATGATATCCTCGTTTATTGCTGCAGATGGTGAAAAGAATATTCCAAGTTTATTACTATCTAATGGAGCCTTATCATAAGCAGGTATTGTTATACTTTCATTAAACTTTAATACAGGATTACCAACCTTATCAATTCTCTCATCATCTTCAATTCTAATCTTTCTTGATGACTGATTACTCGGTCCCAAGTTAGGCATTTTCATTTTTAACTCATCCACTACCGATTCAAAGTGTGGTAATAATAGACTTGTATAATTATTTGGTGCGGCGGATGAGGTAAAAGATTGGTCTGCTGTTACATCTTGAAAGTATTGATTTGCACCCACACTTAAATCTTTGTCATCATCAAACGAATATCGAGTAACTAAATCAGTATATGATGCTGATATATGATTACCATCAAATGCTATTGGTGATGCTACATGATTGTCAAATGCACTTTCTTTTAATGGTGTAGTCCAATTTCTATATTCCATCATAGAACCACTAAATGATTCACCGAAATAAGTATTTTCTTCAGGACCACCTATCGTCACGGTTGTTCCACTTCCTGAGTATGCTAAATTATAAGACGCTGATGCTACAGATTGAGAACCACTTATCAACAATGAAGTTGATGATTCATAAACTATCTTACTTCTACCAGAATCGTATTGTTTTGTGAACAAGTTATACGAAACATTTGAACCTGAGAAATCACTTGTTAAATAATCTCCTGATCCTGATGCATTTCTTGTTAACATTACAGACCAAAAGTCTCCATCATATACAGGAAGTTCTGAAGATAATAATTCTCTATATCCATTACTACCACTCAACATAAACGATACATAACCGTATCTATCAGAAGAACCATTATCCTTCAATCTAATTGCCCAATCATCACCTCGTCTTACCAAGACTTGATTTGAACCACTTGCTGCTTTAAATCTAAATTCTACGGTATCAGGTACTCTACTTGTTGCACCCTCACCTTGTGTAACTTTTGTCCAAGTTTCATTTTGAACAAAGGTATTATTTGATGCACCTCTAAATAAAAGTGCCTTTGTAAATTTTCGTGTTATTAAATTTTCTGCGGATTGACCAGGTAACTTAGGTCCTCCATACTCCATAACTCGTAATATACTCGATGGGATACCATAACAACTTATCAATCCTTTGATTGCCCTTGAAGTTCCTTTAGTCTTTAAAAAGTAAGGAATGTTACTTACAATACGACTCCAAATTTCTCTCGATATATCCCTATCAGGTGTAGGTGAGTATTCTACTGGTGCTTCCGAACCAGTTACCTGCATCCCAAACATATATTGTGGTAGTGATATTAACTCCTTACCATCAAAAACTTCCCACCCAAGAGAAGCTGCAACAGGATGTAGTAAGTTTTTAGCAATACCCTCAGTTAATTTATCTCGTTTATCGTGAATATCTGTCATAGCCTTAACAAATACCCAAAGACCATCAAAGTGATGTCCTACCATATCCACAAATTTTAAGAAAACATCATTTTCATCATCGTCTTGAACAAACATTGGAAGATGACTTTGTAATCTATTCTTATTTGCTTTATCATATGCAGATGCAGAAACTAATTGATTAGCATACCAAGTAGTTGCCACAGATTGACTTGTTCTATAATTTATATAAGGATTTGAATATGTTCCCTCACCACTTTCTTTCGGCCAAGTATTTTCATGAAATACACCAATAGAACCAGTTGAGTAAGATGAACTTTGTTCAAACATATATTTTTCAAATTTATCAAAGTTATTAATAACATCACGACGTTTAGCTTCCCAAGATTGTATTTGTGTTAGTGAACCACTTACTTCAACAAAAGGTGGATTTGTATTACTTGAACCAGATATGGTTAGGTATCCAGCTGGTGCCGCCTTTACTCTATGTATTCCTGATGAACCACTACTCGTTCCTGCCAATGATGCACTTCTATCTGTGTATAATTCTATATTATCTAATTTTGTTTTAAAATTTCTAAGTCTTTGTTCAGCAGAACTGAAATGAATAAAGTTTGAAAATTGATTGAAATCAATATTAATATCGGCACTCATACTACCACTTAGGATTTCATTTTCAATACTTTCCTTTATGTTAGCGTTATTAGATACTAATGAGGTGTAGTTTTGAAACTCTGTTTGTCCTGCACCTATTGGACTATTGACATTTTGAAACTCTGGAGTTCTTAAAACTATATCACTAACAAATTCTTCTACAAATGGAACTAATTGAATAGTTTCTTCAATCGGTGGAATCATCTCCCTAACTATATTTACATAATCTTTTTCTTGAACTTCATCTGACAATGGTTCATATAATTTATAAACTATTGCATGAGGATAATCAGGATAAGTTTGAGTATCAATTTTAAAATTAGATATTAAGTTAAAAGTATTAGGTCCTGTTTTTACTAACTTACTTAAATTTTCAACATTGTCATTTGGGTATTGTATAAACCATTTATTAAATAAAGTGCTTTGATTTATATCTAAGTTATTTTCAAAATCGTGTCCGTCTTGTTCTCCAAGTTCAGCGTAAGTATTTTTAAGTGTAATGGTAGTTCCATTTATACTTTCTATATCACCACGAAGTGTTCCATATATAGGTGATTTTTCTGCTAACGATGATGTGTAGTCTATGAAAAATGTATCAAATTCTGTCCACCTTCTTATGTTTGAATCATTATCTGAAACATAACCAATTGGTGCTAATTGTTCGTATGTTTGAGATAATTGTAATGTGTTATTATTTATATTTACACTTTGTATTTCACCTACTAAATCAGCAGTGGTTGGTGTTTTTTCTATATTAGAATTTACTCGTGTTTTTTCAATTCTAACATTCTCTACTAATAAAGTACCTTCGGGACCATAATCACCTCTTACATACAATACGGTTCGTCTTGTCAAATCCCAATCTTCAGGAACAACTCCTGTATAACTAACTTGTTCCCATTCATCAGTTTTAGAAACAGGTATGTATCTAAAAAATTCTCGTTCAAATGCTACCTTCTTAGGTATTCCATCTTGGTCATTACCTTGAGTGATTGGATTATTACCTCTGTTGGGACCCCAACTTGTTCCACCATCACTTTCTTTGTAAAAGTATAATCCGACCATCGCACCCTTTTCGATGGTATCTGATTTTTGTGTCCAACTAATTGTGATTCTATCACCAGCTTCTATTCCTTGTGATAGCATCTTGTGTGGTAAAACCTGACTGATACCCATCCATCTATGTGCTAATGTGGTGGGTTGAGTTGAATCTTCGTTTAATCTTGTTCCGTAGGGTTCACCATATGAATATTCTTGATGATTAGGTGCATCAAATTGACTATTCTTGTCAATAAACTTCATAACAGCATCACCATATTGACCAGCATTTTGTACCCACTTGGCGTGATATCCTAACCAACCACTATGCCAATGTGACCTCGTAGTTGTTCCATTACCATTACCACCATAATTAAAAGTATTGAATCCATCCGACCAATCATTTGGATGAATTGCATCAGACCAAACATTAGGATCAGGATATTTCCAAATTAAATCTGTAACTGCGGAATCTGGTGTCCAAGACCATTGGAGAACTTGGTCATCTTGTGTTTGTTTTGTCCAAATCCATTTACAATCGTCTAACCTACCATCTACTTTACTTCCCCAAGGACCTTTACCTGCTCCAGCTTTTATTTCCCAATCTAAATAATTTTCATTTGCTGAATTTGAAGTTACTTCCCAAGGTCCTGTTCTTACGATAACATCAGGAATATCAACAAATTTAGAATCGTCTTGTTGCCATCTTTGAGAAGTTTGTTCAAAATCAACTCTACCATCACCAGTTTTTATTTCGGCTCCATTGTAATTTATTTTTGCAATAAACCCTGCAGCTCCGTTACCATTTCGTGATTCCAATCTTAATCCTGCAGTACCACTTGGTAAGTCAAATTCTTGTGATTGTCTCCAATCATTACCCGAACCGATTAGGGTTTCACCACCCCCAACTCCAACACTATACAAATCATATGCATTATCAACTTGTAATATAATTTTGTTATCTGAGGTTTGTCCATGATATGGACTTACTCTAAATTCTCTTTCGTATTTTCTAACATCTGTTGCAGTAGGATTATTTATTGGTATATCTTCAATAACAACCAAATCCTCATTCTGAGATAAACTCTCATCAACAACATAAGCATCTCTAATGGTTAGAACACCATTGGACATTAATTCATTTAAACCCTCATCATCTTGTGATAATGTTAATTCAACATTATTACCTTCGGTAAATGTTGCAAATCCACTTGTTGGTATATCTTCTTCGAGAACTCTTTCTCTTGTAAATGGTGTTGGTTTTCCATTTACAGCTCCAGCTTCTACTTGAACATTTGTAATCCACCTTGCTCCACTTGTTGTTGAACTTGCAGTTTGACCTAAATTTAATTTTATATTACCATTAGAATTTTCAGGTATTGTTATTACATTATATCTTTGTTCCCAAAGAGTCATTCCAACTTCTTTAGTATCATTAACTGATAATGAATCATTGAAATTTACAAATGTTCCATTAGATTCTACTTGTCCAAATAATAATCTTTTTTGGTTTTCAGGCCATTCTTGTGTGTAGTATACCCAACAACTAATTATATAAGTTTCACCTGGTATACCATCTAATAAAAGTTGATAAACATTATCTGTATCTTCTGATGCATGTTGTAAAACATACTTACTATTTCCAGGATTTGGTTGAGGTAAAATTTGATAATTGTTTCTCGTTACCCCTACTTCTGCTATATCATTTCCTTCTTGAAAATCACCATTTGTAACTAAATTTACCATTATTGGTGCAGTTTCTACATCTACAACTGGTGCGTATCTTGATATTTGTTCTGTGGTCTCATCGTAATCTACAATGAAGGCCTCTCTGATTTTAAGAGTTCCACCTTCCATTGCAGATGACATAGTTAATGTATCACTATTTATAGTTGCTACTTGTCCACTTCCGTCAAATGTTATAGTTGAATCACCACTAACATCAGAAAAGGATAAACAAGTATATCCCAACAATCTAAATTTTTCAAATTCATCTAAATCAACAATACCAGGATTTGGTCTAATTCTAATTTCGGTTTTTGATGGTGAAACTTCTTGTAAAAAAAGTTTATCTTCTTGAACTAATAGTTCTATTGGGTTTCCATCTTCCATCAAAGGAACTTCCATTTGCGGATTCACATCAGGTTGTGGATTGTGTGAAGCAAAAATCTTACCATTGGTCTCCACCATATATTGACCAGTATAAATACTTCTATCTGATTTTTTAGTTAAAACTACTTTTGAAGAACCACCTATTTGTCTTAAAAAATTATATATTACTTTATAAGTTCCTCTTTCAAAACCGAGATTTCTAACGTGGGCTCCTACATCTAAATCATTAGGTAATGGATATGATAATTCACCAGAAGCTAAATAGTTGTCATCTACATCATAAATACAATACTCAATTATATCAGATGTTAATGTTCCAAAGGGTGCAATCGGATCACCATCGTTTAAACCATCTATGGCAACGAGTGGTAAATCTTTTGCTTGTAATCTTGATAATTTTCCTGATACAGGATCTATCTGTAATTTTTTTAATTTGGCCATTAGAATTCCGTAAATTCTCTTTTGATTATTTTACTTGTTTCTTCGTTTTCTTCATATTTGAAGTATCCATCTTGATATTGAATTTTATGATTTGCAGGAAAACTCGTACCATCTGTTCCCTCATTGGGGATTATGTTTTCAAATAAAATAACTTTACGAGATTTTTTGTCTCGTAAAACTCCATCTTCCACTATTCCGTTTTCAGTTTGTTTTCCTATCATTTCTAAGTATCTTCTCTCATCCTGAGAAGTAATTTCTTGATAGAATGGAAGATTTGATAACTCATCTTTTGAATATGGCATTTTTTATCTCACTACTTTAAAGGAATGTTTTTCATCGTAGAATTCTACTGTTTCATCTGCAGTTCCACTACCACTAACAACCTTATAATTTATTCTATAAAATCTTTCTGCTTGTAATCCATCCATCCAAAGGTTAAAATAATTTCCTGTTGAATCACAACTAACAATTGAACCCGTTCCAAACGGAACAATTACTTCTTCGGTGTATGCATCTTTAATTTCATAAAAAGTACTTCCACTTGGTAAATATTTTACTGTTGTGTATCCAGTATCATATCCACTTGTAGAGTATGTTTTTTCAGGATATCTTTCTCTACCCGTAACTCTAAATTTTACTTTTGATTTTTCTTTATATTCAGGTCGTAATCCTCTCATATACAAAACCATATCTTCTAAATTAGCAGAAGTCAATGGACTTAATGAACCAGTTGACCAAGTGGAATCATCCCAAATAACTTCTAACTTTGGTTGATAAATTGTATGTGTATCCCTACCAAAGAAAATAAAATTACCATATCGTGTTGTATTTCCTTCTTCTACATTAGAATCGGAATTGTCTCCACTACCACTTCTCTTTAACATAAAACCCTCATTAGGAATTCTACCATCTACCCAATTCCAAACAATATCGGTTACATCCATTCTAACATCGGATGGTTCGTGTGTAAAATTTTGATGTGCTTCATATCCACTTCCACTATACCAAGTTCCCCCATGTGCTGATAGTGTGGTGGTTATATCAGTTCCACCCGCAAGTGCTGTCGTTCCGTTACCGAACACAAATAATCCTGATGAAGATAGTGCTGAAAGATTTGATGCTGTTCCTTTTTCACTTCCTGATAACACCAAAACATCACCTGAAGTAGAATCAACACTTGCTGAAATTGCTAATCCATGTAAAGAACCACTATTATTAATGGCATCTCTTAAATTGTTAATCGAACTACCAGTTGTTGAACCCGAAGATATATAAATTTCGGTTGAACTGTTATTGTAAACCGAACCACTTATAAATACAAAATCTACTCCACCAATATTTAATTCTTGACTTTGATAATTTCCATTGTTTATAGTAAAAGTTCCACTTGCAAATGTATTACCAACCAATGTACTTGTTGAACCTTTCCAAGTAGTTGCTATTGTAGAACCATCTCTGAAATTCCAACTACACCCATCTTCAATTATTGGATTTGCCTGTGCTCTACCAGAACCCATTTCCCAAGATTGACTAATTGGGTATGCATATAATTTTTGAGATACATTCAATTCTTCTGAATTTGCATCGTATAAGTTTAATACAAATCTTGTTCTTGATGATGAAGTAATTAAACCTGATGAGATAGATTCTGAAATATAATTTAAATTAAATTTAATTAATCCTCTTGATACATTGACAATCGTACCATCAGAATTCATATCTTTTCTAACCTCGATAATTTCATCGAGTCCTGTATTCATACTTTTACTTACTTCATATAAAGTGGCATCTTTTTCTGCGAACTCAAAATAATGCATTATAAGTCTCCCATTACTCTACCTCTGATATCTATATCAGGATATTTAATTTCAAATATTGCAGGATCAGTTGATGGATAAACTACACTATTAAAAGTTGCAGATGTTATGTCGTATATGTTATCTGAATAAGTTCTACCAGCTACCGTTCCATAACGATTACTAACAAGAATTAATTCTGTACTATCCTCTCTCGGTTTAACTAATGTTGCAACTCCTTCTACCGATAACACTTCAGATACTACATCTGCCAAAACAATAGGTTGATTGATTTGCCATTTATCGGTTTTAAAATATTCTTTTAATACAGAAACACAATTTAATAATACTTCATTTTTATTAAATCCTCGTTTAGTATAAATTGCAAAATCAAGACCTATATTACAAACATAGGCATCTTTAAGTTGAATTGCATCTGTCATCATTCTATACTGACTTAAATAAACTTGTATGTTTTCTTTGACTGCGTTATTTAACGGAACTAAGTTTCTTGTATTATCATAACCCAACATATACATATTTAATGCTAAAGGATTAGCTTGAAAGTCTTTGTCTGCTTCATTCTGTCCTACGGCTGCAACTTGTTCATCTTGTAAAATAAAAACTTTTGCTATATTACCATATTTAGCTGGTAATGAATACACACGAGTTATAAAATCATCCTTAGTTACCGCTCTTCCTTGTGCTTGAAAATAAGCTAAGGCATTTACTCTTACTTCTTCTATGGTTTCTGAACCACCACCTCCAGCTGCTGGTTGTGGGTTTGATACTGCTAATGAATTTTGGGTTATACTTCTTAAATTTGTATCTAAAGTTTTTGAACTATCAAATTCAGAAGTATCTCGTGTGACATTATCAATTGTATCTGAGGTTACATTATCATCTACACCACCACCATAAGAATATTTAATAGTAAGTGTAGTATCAGTTGGACATTGACCATATGTTGCCGTATTTAAAAAGTTTGCAGGATCAAAATTAGTATCGAGAAAACTTGGTGTTCCTGGTAAATTAGAACCAACTGAACTTGGGTTTGGAATTATTTCTTCATCACTACTTGTTGATGTTCCTGAACCAAATCTCATTTCTGTTTTACCATCTGTTCTTATATGAGTTTTAAATCTTCTGTTTGTTTTTACAAGTTTTAAAAGAAATGGTGCAAAATTTCTACCATCTACCAAATCAGGAGAATTTTTTGTATTGTTTTGAAAATCTGCATATACCGTATCTTGTGCTAAAAATGGAACTTCATAGTATTTGTTATTATCACTATCCGTTACTGAAATAATTTCTAACACAGGACTATTTTCTAAAGCTACTCTTTTATACTTTTCTGCTGCCCCAAATGAAATTTGTTCCGTAACAATAGTTCCACTAACTGCCTTTGCTTGTTTTTTTAATAACCACTTTGTAACATTTTGTTCATCATCAACTTCAAATATATCTTGTTGTCTTGGACTCATTGAACTCGAATCACTAAATACTACATCATCTATTGTTCTAAATACAGTTCCGTTATCTGATGTTATTTCCATTCCTGCTAAAACATTCATACAATAATCTTCGTTTGGATCTCTTAGTTTTGTAATTGCATTAGATGCTTCCATCGCAGGTACGGTTTGAAAAACATCTACCATAACCGTAGCAGGAGATGACAATCTTGGTTTATATCCGTAACCTTGAGCCATTTCATATATTGTTTTCTTTTCTTCTGCAAAAGCTAACATACTTTCTTTAAATTGTTCATCCATATAATAAGACAAGGTATCACCGACATAAGATGCCATTTCAATAAACATCATACCCGGATCTGATTCGTTAAAATCATTGTATGTATTTGGAAAATATGTTTTGGCAAATTCTAATAACCCATCTCTAAATCCAGAGAAATCTTTGTTTAAATATTTTACTTCTTTACTAACTCTTTTAGTAGCCATTTACGTTCTCCTATTCTTTAACGGCTGATTCAAACTGGTCAAAACTTACCGAAACTGTCCCAAATCTATCAGGTTCAAATGATAATCCAAAATCAATATTTATATCAACTCGATTGACATTATGATCTGGAAAAGTAATTTCTATTTTTTTAACATTTATATATGGTAACCAGGTAGACATTGATGTTCTTATTGCATCTTCTAATATCTCACTAAAATCTTCATTCATCGGTTCAAACAATATAGTATGTAAATTTGAACCAAAAGATGGCTGTCCGAGTCTTTCACCAGGAATTGTTTTTATTAAATTAATAATATTGTACTTTGCCTGTTGTAATGTGGTTTTTGTTTGTTTAAAATATCCACTATCGGAATATCCTAAAGGAAGTTTTAATCCGATAAATGTATCTGGATTTAAATCTTTTTCTCTTGCTCCCATTAATTTATTCTCCTAACCTCTACTATTAAACCATTCTTAACAATCATTACTGCTCTTCTATACGAAGTTGGTATTATATTACCGCTATCATCTAAATCTACATCTGCAATTTGAAATTCATCAGATATACCTTCGAACTCAGATTCATCTACGATAGTTTTATATCCTTGTGCGTTTATATTACCATCAACCTTAATTTCTTCTCGACTAAAAACGAGATTTAAACTATCAAAAATTCTTTTAAATATTATCAAACTTTTTGCAGAATCTAAATTAGATTTTGCTACGGTTCTAAATTTTTTAAGTAATGCAGATAATTTTGACTTTTTAGTTTTAGGATTGGTTTGAACTTGTCTCACGTTCATCTCACCCGTCCACATTTTTTGATTACCTTGTGTTGTTAATTTTGGATGTAAAAACAAACTTCCAGGTAATCTATTTTCTAAAAAAGATTTATTATCAAGAGCATCTACTTCATCTTCACCTGTCAAATAAGAATGTATAGCGTCAGCTTCTTCTTCAGCCACTTGTGCATTTTCTTTTCTTATTCTTATTTTAGTTTCAGTATCTTGGTCTTTAAAAATTCTCTTATTTTTAATTCTTTCAAGTTTATACTTTAAAAACTTTTTATCTAATGCCATTACTTACCTCTATGGTCTGTATCCACCAGCCTTTTTCTGGTCAATAGCTTTCATCACTTTAGAATAATCTTTAGTTAATGCGTTTTGAACATGGTCAGGAACTTGTTCAACATTCACACCAGCCTTTTTAATAGTATCTACTGCTGCTACTTTTCGTTTTACTTCCTTATCACCACCTAAATCACCATATCCTAAAAGTTCACTCATCTTTGAAGTATCATAAACTCCACCACCCATAGTTTCATATCCACCTTCACCTTGTGGAACTCCACCTTTGGTTTCATTAAGAACTTTATTTAGCTCTTGATTGTCTGTATAATGTACTTCCTTATTAGGTGTTGTTTCAACTTCATTGATTGGTTCTGAAACTAATTGAGTAAGTGATGGTTCTTGAGTTTTTTTATTCTCCTTAATAAATATCTCATTTACCTGTTTCTTCACTTCTTTGCGAACTACTAATTCAATTATCTTTATTAGTTCTTGTTTCTTCATGGTTATTTTCTCCTTTGTTAAAAACCTCTTAAATATTCGTTTAATTCTGGACTTGAAAAACATCTTTCCAATTCATCCATTTGTTTTGCTAATTCTTTAGATAGTGCCGATGTATCTACTTCATCAAAGTTTGAATCTGCATCTATTTCTGTCCAAGTACCACCAGCCTTTTCACAAGATTCTTTATCTAAGTGTTCTGTAATAGAACAAAATCCTATTTCATCTCCACTATCTAAATTTAAATCTGCCGATGATATTTGATCATACATATTTTGTAAATCTTCTAAATCTTTCGGGTCTATCCAAGTTCCACCTTGTGCCTCACATTCCTCTTTAGTTTTTGCTGGTTGTCCACCTGCGTCTATCGCACATTGTGCAAGAATACTCATCAGTTGTGCTTGTAATATAGGAATTATAGCTGTAAACCTACCAACTGTTTTTATTAATATTGAAACACACATATCGACTAAACCCATTATGTCTAATACTTTTAATAACGATTCAACAATAGGAACAATGAATGGTGGTGTCCACTTTAAAATTTTCTTAACTATCTTTATTACTTTTCTAATAATTTTTATAATTTGAATAATCTGTTTGAGTATAGGAATTATCTTCATTAGCTGTTTCATTATGTTTAACATATTTCTAATAACAGCTTTTACTGGAGGAGTACAAACATCTTCAGGATCTAATTTTGCCTTTGATACTATCTTATCTACTTCACCATTTAACTTACCTAATGCCTGTCCTAACTTACCCATTAACTCTTGAATCTTGGCAGTAAATCCACTCAGTGCGAATGCCTGTAAATCAGGTATTTCAAAATTTGCTATATCGGATAAGAAATCTTTTTCCTCTTTTGAAGGCATATTAACATTACCCGAACCCACACAAAATCCCTTTTCTTCACCATCATCACCATCATTACCACCAGCACCATCTTCACCTGTGGCAGTTGATTCATCTTGTGTGGTGTATGGTGCACATTTTATTTCCCCATTTTCAATTACACATCCCTCGTGTAACATAGTTCCTGCAGGAACAACATCACCCTCATCGTATTTCATTAAATCATTACCCGTATCGGGCCATATCACTACTGCACCATTATCACCCGCAACACCATTTACTACTGCAAACATAAATGGAAATTCTTCTTTACTTCTAAAGATTCCACTTCCGTCTATTAGTTCACATCCTGGTATAATAGGTTCACCTGGTCCCAATACTACTCTTTGTCCCGCTATCGATTTACATCTATGTGCCATTATGATGCCTCTGGTGGTCCAATAAATGGTCCATTTGGATTACCTACAAATACGGTTCTACTTTTAGGTTCATCCATTCTTGTTTTTAATGTTTGAAGTTCAGATACTAAGGTCATCGAAGGTCCTATGATATTATCTATTGGAACTTTAAAACTAATAACAGATGCCATCGATGGTGCTATTCCATTTGCAAATGTGATTAGTGAACTTAATAATTTATCAATCAAATCCATTGTGATATCTCCACCAAGTGCAGGTTGTGTTGCCATTCTATCTGCTAAATTAACAATAGGTGATTCTAAATTCATCCTTATATCTGCCCCCATACTGATTTCACTTTTACTAAATGCATGAATACTATTTACCTTAGAGTTAAAAACTATTCTATCTGAATTTATTAATATTTGTTTTCCATCATATTGATTTGGAACTGTTTTTCCGTGTGCCTTTTGGGATGACCTTTCAAAAGGAACTACTTGGTCGGTGGTCATCCACAAAGAAGAACTATCTTTATTTACATCTTCCTTAACTGGTTTATTTGCCACAGATTCTTCAACACCTTGTCCTGTTCGTATAATCACATTAGGTGAATTTTGTTTTCCTGTATTTTCTTCTACACCATCTTGTGTTTTAATTTCTTTTACATTACTACCCAATCGAATAGTATTTCCAAATCTACCTTCAAAGGTTACATCACCTTCTTCTGCGTTAAGTGTTCGTATATTTGAATTTTCAATAACAGGTAAATTTTCTTTTTTTATATCAAGAGAATATGCACCTGCTGTTTTACTCAGACCAGGAACGATATTAGTATCGGTTCTATTTCTTAAATTTATTTTTTGTGTATAAAAAAATTGTCCAAAGTATTCTGCTATAATCACATACTCATTTGGATATGGATATCTTTTAATATCAGAATTCAATGGTTGAGCAATTATAGTATCTTCGACTCCTTTATTACTAATTAACATTCGGGCTTCTATCCATCCATATCGAGAATAATCTCTTTCACCAGTTTCAGGAACAAATGGTAAATCTTCATCATCGAGAAAACAATTAATAACTTCTGCTGCTTCTAACTCATAGAACTCAGGAGTCTTTTTTTGTTTCATCAACTTACGGACTTCTCGGGCAGTTACCGGGCCATCAGGTATGACGATATGTTCATCATCTCGATTTACTTTATATGACATTAATTTTCCTTAACTGATTTTATATCTTGTGTAAGATTATCCGATTTTTTTTGTAAGTCTACAACCACATCATCTATACTCGTGAGTAATTGTTCCTTTTCTTTTTCAGATAAACCGAACTCGGATTCACTACCACCCTTACCTTCAGCGGCAATTAATCTCTGTACAACTGTTGCCAACTTGACAAGTTGTTCATCATTCTTTACATTTATTTCCAAGTATTCTTTTATCATAGGGATTAGTTGAATAGCCATATCCCCATCCTTGATATATCCAGCAACTTCTTTTACTAATATCTCAAGTTGTTCTTTATTGTGTTTGGAATTATCGTAAATATCCTTGAATAATGATGATAGTGATTTACCCTCAAATAATTCGTAATCTTGACTCATCTTGATTTTCCTTGCATTGTCATTAAAAATAGATATTATAACTCATAAATAAATATTAACTAACTGAAAAATCAGTGCATATATATTGCTAACAAAAAATATGTATATACTATAATTATATATGTCGGATTTTATTCGACACAGAAAACGGAAGTTAAATATCCCTTTTTTGTTAAATGATAAGAAAAAACAACGGGAGATAACTAATGAAGGAAGTCATCACATTAGTCAAAGGTTGGGTAGACGACATCGCTCAACTACTCGCCTCTTTCATAGCAATCGGAGCTGTAAGCGAAGTATTGTTTGGGAGTGGTATCTTTGGCGTAAATGTTATTGGTAACCTGACATCAATCATAAATAACTTCGGCGAATCCGGTTTCGCTGGATTAGTCGCATTATTGGTGTTGGTGGGTTTATTTCGTAAATAGCTATTATCGGATAATGAAAAAGGGGAACGTATTGTTCCCCTTTTTTTTGCTTATTTTATATCATCCCAATATAGGACAAATGTTAGTCCTAATATAAAGACAGATGTTATCAACCCAATTGTTAATGTAATATCCATTTTTTATTATCCTTTAATTAATTTGCAAGTCTTGTAGAAATTTTGGTACATTTTCTTTCATATAATGATTAATCACAAAGGCTTCCACGATATGAGTAAAGAACCAAAAGAATGAAAGTAGTGGAATGAATATTTGATAATCCAATCCTAATTTACTCACACCCAACCAAGTGAGAAATAACATCCCTATGGTTTTGGTTATAAATCCCATACCTGAAAATCCCAATGACATCATATTTCCTCTTTGAATTACTACATATATTCCTACACATAGGTGCATAAGATTCAGAAAGATAGGTGCCAAAACTCCCATCAAAAAGTATTCTAACATTTTTCCTCCGTTATTTAAATACTATTGGTAATGTGAATTTGATTCGAACTGGTCGTCCATTTTGAACTGCTGGATAGTAAGATGCTTGTCTTACTTTATCCAACACCACTTCATTAAGAGCGATATTGAAAGTATCCCTAATAACTGGATTCTCTACTTCCCCTCTCTCATTAATATAAAAATCTACTGTAATTTTTCCTTGTGGCGTCTTTTTAAGTATATCTTCTCTAATGTCGTGGTATGTTAGAACGAATGGTTCTTTTGGTTTTGGTAGTGATGTTTCTAATGTCTGAGCAGAAATCAGGCCCATTAAGAACAAACACATTAGTCGCTTCATGTGTATCTCCTTTTTAAATGATAAGTTACTATTTTGTTGGAAGTGTCATCATCTTCCAAAACATAAATATCTTAAACATTTAGAAACAACACAACTTTTTTGTTAGTTTTTTATTAATTTATGATTTATTTATTTTAATCTGTAGCTGTGACAAGAGGTTGTCAACTTTTTCTATCTTTGGATGTTGAGGATTTATTTTTATTAGTTCATCTCTTTTTATTTTTAACTTACCATAGGCCTTTTGTAAATCCATTATAGCAAGACCTTTCATACTTCGTCTGTAATATAGATGGTCAAGTGCTTCATCTTCCGCTTCAGCACCACGAACACCAGCAACTGCTGTTATCTGTTCGGTTTCGTAAACTTCTGTATCTGCTATATCCTGTATTTCTTCCCAAACCGTATTTTCCCACATAGCATCCAAATCTAAATCCATTTCATCAATTGATGCCATATCAATACTATCTTGGATAGCCTTTTCTTGTGCCCGTTTCTTTGACCTTTCGGTAAATTCTTTATCTAAGTTTACAGAACGGATTGAATCACATTCGGATAACCACCCACCATAACCTTTCCAAGCAGGTGAACCTTTGTAATCTCTGTATTCTGTATCATCACAATCTTGTCCGTAGGCAACATCCCTCTTAAACTCTGATACTCGTTGTATATCGTTGTCTATCAATACCTGTTCGTCTACTTGTGAATATATAACACTTACAAATAATAAGGGTAAGTATCTCATTTTTTTCTCTGTTGTTCAATTTTCTTTTTCTTTTTGTATTTCTTAATTGTTTGTCTTTCATCCAATTCCCATATAAGACAAACACCTAATGTTATTATAACAAGTGGCATCCACATTACATTATATCTATTTCAAGAGTAAGATTTCTTGATGCTGATTTATCGTGATCTGTTCCAACTATAATCAAGTATTCACCAGGTGGTATCTTATCTGTCCATTCGGTTCGATAAAGTTTCCAAACATATGTTTCTACTCTATCTCTACCATCCTTATGTGGACTTAAAGATATTTGTTGCTGATGAACTTTTTTACCTTGAGTGTTGTACATATAAAGTCGAGTTTTATTTTTCTGTACACGATACTTTATCTTTACACACTCACCACCTTTTCTATCTAAAGTTTGCCAGGCAGTCAAAGGGTATTCATCGAAGTTTTCAAGTTGTGGTTCATTAACTTTTATGGGTTCGTCTTTACTAAATAACACGAACCCTAAAGTTATACCTATTGCGGAAATAAGTATTATTTCCAGTATTTCTGATGTGAGTTTAAATCTCATAATACCTCTTTATAATAAATAGGGGAAATGATTTTCAAATCCCCTATTAATTATTCGTTTGTGTAAAGTGTAGGTTCTTCGTCTAACTCGAATGTCAATGAATCGTATTTGTAGTAGTAGATTTCGTCATTTCTTCTATGATGAAAGATTGCTGGTACACCAGCTGCATCTACACTAAACTGCCATTCATTATCCTCATCAGGTATTCCCTCGAATAATGTAACTGATATGTTACGACTCCTACCAATAACTGTTAGTGGATTGTAAGGCCATGCTTCAAGTCCATCATCTGTTAGTCTTTCAGAAGCTTCTTGTTCTACTCCTGCCCATACCATATCTACAAATGCTTTCTCTGCAGTTGCTTCTGCGTTATCAACCGTTTGTTGATATCTTGGAATTGCTACAGCTGCTAAGATTCCCAATATGATTGTAACCATTACTAATTCAATCAATGTGAAACCTTTACTTGTATTCTTTAATATGTTCTTCATTGTTTTTCCTTTCGGTTTTGTTGTGTATTAAGGTACTAAAGTTTTATGTAGTTTAGATGGATTCTCAGTATCTATTACTACAAGAACAGGAGCTTGTGCAGATGTACCACTTCCACTTCCTGGTATTACTAAGTATGCGTATGAACCATCCTGAAATGGACTTGTCATACCATTGTTACCAAAGTCTTGTTTGAAGTCAAGAGCACCAACTTCAGAGTTACCATCGTAACCAACTGATGTTTCAAGACTCATCCAATCACCTTGTAATGCGTCATCGTCATCTGCTGCTGGTGAGAATACATAAACGAACTCACCTAACTCTGATGTATAGGAATCTTTTGCATCAAGGACAGTTTCAACATAAGCTTCAAGAGTTTCATCAGTAGAAGCTCCTTCAGCTAAAGTGATACCACCTACAGCGACATCATACTTCTCTTGTCCTGGAAATCTTCCTTTACCTTCTTCAGACAATGTTTGGTTATAAAAGTTATTAGCAACTGTAAGAATTTTGTCAATGTTATTCATTGTTTTCTTTTCTTTAGCTCCTGCTCCAACTTGTCCAAATTTTGGTGCGGCTGTTGTTGCTAGTGTTGCCATCATGGCGGTTGTTACTGCAAATTCAGCGAGTGAATTACCATTAGTACTTTTGATTTTCTTACTCAACCTTTTTACAATCTTTTTTATAGTTTCGAACATCTCAGTTCTCCTTTATTATTTTGTTTTGATAGATTCGAATAATCTATCTCTACTTATATACTACAAGAACTATACCAAACTACCCCATTTTGAGAAAAAAAATAAAAATAATTTTAAGTGTCTATATGTATGAAGTTACAAGGGCACAAAAAAACCCCATTCGAAAATGAGGTTTTTGTTTTTTTAGAAGTTATTTAAAAGTGTATCATTATGTTAGAACAAAATGTTACACTTGTTTCATTTTGTTACAAGAATGATCCTGTGTTGGCTGTATCTAACTGGCCAGTTTCTTGAAACTCTTTTGTTAGATTTGCATTATACTTTTTCATCAAATTAACAATACGAGTAATGTGTTGAGTCTTAGAACCTGTCATTTCACGGATAAGAATGTAAAGAGCCTTTTTATTAAAGTTCTCTATGTTATCTCTCCTTCTAAACATTTCTAATACGGCGTCAGCAACTAATATATCTTTTTGTCGTCTAAATATATTAGTTAGATTATTATCCCAATACTCTAACATCTCATTCACATATTCTTTATTGAAATCAGCGACATCACTAATATTCTGTTTTTCTTTTATGTTACTACCATAATCAAGAACTTCCATTTTGTCGTGAATCTTATAGTTCTTATAATTTTTGTTATTATGAAGAATCAAATAGTTTTTAGCAACAATACTGAAATATGAAAATGCCTTTCCCTTACCTTCTTTGAATTTATGCATATTCATAACAAGAAATGAAACCACCTCGTGTTTTACTTGTTCTGATGGAACATCAAAATAATAAAACTTAAATGTATGAATTATATTTTCTGCTAACTTATCAAACGCATATGAAATATGTTCATTGTATATTTTATTTTTTAAATTAACATCATCTGTATTATTATACCTAATAATAGCATTTTCAGTTGTCTGATTAAAATAATAATTTTTAGGTTTTTTCTTTTTCTTTATTGGTTTTTTTGCCTTACTCACTAAAGGACTCCTTTTCTGTGAAATTACTAATGTCATTAACTACCTCTTTTATTGATTCAAATATTGTTCCAACCTCATCATCAGCTTCAAAATGTCCTGTTGAATCTATTTCAGTAAGTTCTTGTTGAACTTTACTAATTCTATCAGAAAAATCTTCTACCCAAGTTTCGAGTAGTTCTGTTTTTCTCATTAGATTCCAATTAACATATAGTGATAATACGGCTATGGTTATTGATAATCCTAATCCTATTTCTAATATCATTACTTATCTCCAAATAACTCATCAAATAAATCTTGATGTTTAGATTCTAAAACTTTATCTTTTTGTTTGGGTTTAGGTTTAGATTCTTTTTTACCAACACTAATATTCTTAATGTTACTTAACCGACTTTCCATTTCTTCTTTGTTATCCTCATCTTCTCGTTTCCATTCATCATATTCAGCTTGTGTAGCCATATGGTCTGCCCAATGTATGATGTATGGCATATGATTTTTTAAGGAACGACTTGCGTCAAACACTTTCATATAGTAGGTGTTAGCTTCGTCATAGAGTCCATCAGATACCTTGATAGCAAGAGTTTCTTTTAGATTGACCTTTACCCCAAAGTGTTGCAGTAAAAATAGTGCTCTATCTGTTACTCTCATATTATCTATTTCTGTATTGTGTGTGAATATCTCACCAAGAGTCTTTCTTCTCCAATCATTATCTTGTGGAATGTAATACTCCCCAAGTAAATCTCCGACCTTACCCAAGTCGTGGTGCATGGCAGAAAAGATGAGTTCTTCATCTGTCCAATCTTTATACCCACCAACCTTTTCATAGGTCTTGGATACTTCTAATGCTGTTTCAACTACATGAAGAACATGATTAACATAACCACCAGCATAACAATAATGGTATTCTTCTTTACCACTTGCTGGAGCTACAACCATTCTATCTTCAAAGTATTTATACATCTCAAGGAGTTTCTCTTTTCGTTCTCCTTCAAATGTATCTTCTACGAGTTGCAACAACTTTTCCCAATTACCAAGTAATTGTTCTTCT